CTACGATAACCGCGCATTCAACATGGCTACCTGTTCGTCGTTCATGTCATCAATCCACATACCGTAAATTTCATACACCATCTGCGCAGTTTCATGCCCCATCTGGCTGGCTATAAACGCCGGGTTCGCTCCTGCCGTCAACAGCCAGCAGGCAAAAGTATGCCGCGTATGGTACGGATTACGGCGGCGAATACCAGCACGTTTTACTGCTGCATTCCATCTCGCACCCAAACTGCTTACCGAGTAATAAGGTTTCTGTTTTCCGTTACACACTCTGGGCATGAAAACAAAATGCAGTTTTTGCTTTTCGGTTCTGCCGTACTCCCGATGATAAAAAGTGATTTCGCTTTTGCGATGATGCCCGGTCAGTTTGTATTGCTCCTTCAGTGCTTCAAGAGCAGGCTGCAGTAGTGTTACCGTCCGGATCCCCGCATTTGTTTTTGGGGGACCGAACATATCCAGTATCGTCAGGTTTCTTCTGACATTCACAACTCCCTTCTCGAAATCCACATCCTCCCACGCCAGAGCAGCCAGTTCCCCGTGACGAAGCCCGGAGTATACGGCAAATTTCCACAAGTTCTGGCTCTGTCCTTTTTCACTTTCCATTAATGCATTGAATTCTGTTTTAGATAACGGGTCAGGCTTTATTCTGTTTCTCTGTAATTTCTTTACTCCTTCAAATGGTTTGGTTGATATAAATCCCGACTGATACGCAAAACGTAACAACGAACAGAGCAGGGCGATATAGTTATCAACTGTGCGCACGGTTCTTCCTTTTTTGTTGGATCTTGGATTATCCAGGTAAAGCGTTTCTCCATGCAGCAGTTCATTCCGGTAGTTTAAGATATCGCTATAACGAATATGCGATATCGGAGTACTCTCACAAATTATTATCCTGAGTGTTTTTAATTGTGATTTCGTTTTCTTCATTGTGTTTGTTGTTAACTCTGTTTCTTTAATTTTTGTCCAGATATCACAAAGCTCCCCGAACGTTTTTATGACCCTCGTTGTCACCATTTTTGCCCCAGTGCTGGACTGGGGAAAACGTCTTAAATACTCAAACTCACCGGAATTGATTTCATGAACTATCAACGCTCTTAAATTCCCGGCTTTTTTAATGTTACTGTTAGTAACCTCCCAGCCTTTCAATGTTTCCCGACATCGTTTTCCTCGAAACATGAACCAGATGCGAATGTATTTACCTCGAATCTCGACACCTGTTGGTAATTTAGACATATCATGAGTCTTTGATAAACTGATTTATCTTTGGATAGTTATACCAGATAATCCCTCGCTTACTGTCTGGCTTCCCTAAAGGAGATACTCGTTTGAAGTGGAAGCCTTCCACCCAACAGTTCTGGCGGTATGCTTCAATTTGTCTGGCCCCCAGACCAGTGCGAAGCATCAGGCCGTATTCAACCATCCACTCTTCATTAAAGATTACTTGTGCCATCGCATCACCTCTGGCAGGCGCCAATGTTAGACTTAAATTGACGCCCGATGTTGATTATTAATAATCAGCTATGAAGTTTTAATTTGAATACAATGCAATTCACGAGGACTGAAGTTTCTCGCAATTAAAATTTATCAGTTTTACTTTCTGCTCTCTGGAAACGCCTGCTTCTTTTTTACCTGAGAGCATTTTTTCGCATTCTGATTTCGTTAGTTTAGATTTTGAATATCTTGTCCAGTTAGTAGGAGTGCCACCTTCCTTTTCAATAGTGGCGGTAATTTTATACATGAACACCTCCATTATTATTTCCAGTGGTTCGTTTATTTCATCGTTCGAGTGCTTCTTTTTCACTTCCACCATAACCGGTTCGGGATTCGCATCCGTTACACTTCGCTCGGTAATATCCTGAAATGGCTTTCACCGTTACTGATGGACAACCACAAAATGGACATGGTTTAACATTGTCATATCTCATAATTTTTCTCATAAAAATATTTCAAGTTGGCGGTGCATTACACCGCCAGGCTGAATTATTCCTCTGAATTATCGATTACACTGTATTCCCCGGTTAATACAGAGGAATCTGCAGGATCGATTGTCAGTGGTTCCTTTTCATCCATTGATACTGCACGCTGGATCTCAATTGATACGGGCAGATATTTGAACAGGCGACGAATAGCCGTTTTCTTTGCCATTTCTTCCCAGTGAGTTACCCACGGCCCGTTATTACCAGCTTTACTCTGGCTGCGCACCAGCTCAATCTGTTTGCGCGTCATAACTTCAAACTGAGTACCTCCGTCTTTCAGTCTTGCGACAGCATAGACGTGGGTAACAGGGGCATCTTCGTTTTCTCCTGGGCGGTGTATTAACTTTTCATCAAGGCCAAATTCGAAATTAAACTCGTCACCTTCACGGACAACACGGGCTGACAGGCTGGCGATTTGACCTGAACGGCGAGCCAGATCAATCATGCCGCGATAGCCAATGATTAGCTGAACGTTTTTTTTACCGCTCTTTTCGTTTTTATTACCAAAAGGCAGTAAATATGCATGACCGAGGGCGCTACCGGGCTCAAGTCCGAGCTGTGAACACTGTACGATTGCACTGACAAAACTCATAGTGTCACAGTTTCCTAACGCCGGAACTTTACGAATTTCTGTGGTGGCGATACGGATCATACGTTCAGCCGTCATATGGCGTGGAAGAGCTGCTGCCAGTTGCTCTTTCATTGATGGCTGGTTAATAAAACTAATCACGTCGTTATTTTTAATTGCTGCTGGTGCACGGTTTCCCTGAGTTTTTTGCAGATCGGCTTTTGCGATTGGTGGTTGCTTAGTCATTTGCATATTCCTTAGCCCAGCGGGGCAGTGATAACGTCTTAATAGCTGGCCATTCATCGGTATTGAGGCAGTCAGCCAGGGTTCGCAGATTGCGGTGATATTCCAGCTGACCTGCCAGTTTTGCTTCTTCGCCCATCATGAAAATTTCAACCGGATAACGTCCGCATTCAATAGTTGTGCTGGCAACCAGAAAAACGAAAGTTGGCTGCACTCCAAACTGTGCTTCATAACCGTCACTGTAGAATGCATCCTGAACGTGATAGCGGTAGTCGTAATAAGCGGTTTTGAATCGTTGAATATCCGCCGTAGTTTTCACGTCCATGATCCAGTGAAATTCAGGGATAATTTTGTCCGGACGGCACCGACACAAAATTGCTGTTTCAGGATCTTCCCAGTAAATTGATGATTCAGCGTGTCCGGCGCTTTCAACAAGCCATTGCCCCAGCGGCAAAGCCATAACGCTCTGATACATGAGTTCAATTTTCCGGCCTTCTTCGGCAGTGATAACCGTTTTTCCTGTGCTTGCGCATTCCCTCAGAAACGCTTTCTCTTCTTCTTTTCCGGAGTTTGTCCGGCGGTTAAATTCAGGTGCTACGATAAAGCGGTTACTGAATTCTTCCGGCTCAAGTACCCGGCAGTGGAAAGCGGTTCCTAAATCGAGCGTTTTTGTCTTTGTGGTGTCCACGGGGGCATTTTTACGCCACAAATACAGTGCCGGAGTATCAGCAATGTCATCGAGCTGAGACTTACTGACACCGGGACCCGCGTGGTAATTCTCATTCGAAATTCCGTAATAAATACCTGGCTCTATGTCTTCTACGATTACGGGATCTGCGACTTCGCCAGTTTCATCACTGCAATCGCGATGCGGATCGCTGCCAGCATTCTCATTGTGCGGATGTTCAGCGCCTTCCATTTCCTCCGGATCATTTTCCTTAGCTTCAACCTGACTCTCTTCATCGAATGTTTCCTGGTATGTTGCGTCGCCCATCACCGCACCACAGTCAGGGCAGTTATCCCCGCCAGTCTGGCCGCAGGCATTGCAGGCTATTTCCGGTTCCTGTTGCACTACTGGCTCAGGTTGATTCATATCCGGGCTGGTTTTTTCCGTTTCTGGCTGGTTCTGGTACACACAATCGCGAGTCTGGATCCCCTTTACCCATTTCGGATCGTTCGGGTCGCTAATTCCGTCAACAAATTCACCACGTGATGCAGCAAGCAATTTATCGGCATCGACAGGATTTTTTGATGGAATGTTTTTCCGGGCTTCATGGAGTTCTGCCCGCAGTTCCTGATATTTCGCATCAACAGAATTTACCTGTGACTGAGCATCCAGCGGCTGCGTGTCCTGATGATGTTCAGTTGCGTCCGGTTCCATTGTTTCAGCCTCTCCCTGTTCAACTGCCGTTGTTCCAGATGGTTGCGGTTTTTCTTCATCATCCTGTTTTCCTTCTTCTGTTACTCGCTGCGGCATCGGGGCAGAGGAGCGACCGCAGGCAATATCCACGATTTCCGGATCAGGGTTGGCATGATCGGTTTCAGTCAGTACTTTGTTCAGATATTCAGTGACGTGCGCGGGGATGACCTCGATCCCAATTGGTGCTTCTTTTACGGACGCAACCACGATGGCGCGGGAATAATCCAGCCCGCCAGGCATGGTGATGAATTTGTCGCGGAAAACAGAAAAGGGCGGTTTATTTTCAGCGATAATTTCCTCAATGCGTTTAGCGTGTGCCGGATGAAGGTTATAGATGTCCAGATCCATTGAACGGGCCAGTACGCCAGTGGCTACGTCCCGCGCCAGTGACGTCAGATCGTGTACGAAACCTTCGCCGCGATCGGTGAGGTTTCCGCCGCCAGCATTAGCACCGGAAGCCGTGCGAGTGATGTGTGAAACACGATTACCCTTCATCCACTCTTTTGTCAGCAGTCCTCGATCGGTGTAGTCAGCGTTCAGGTATGCTTCGAAAAAAGCAGTTATCAGTCCCAGGTTTGAATTACCAGGATTAGGGAAAACTTTGTCAGTGTCACGAACCAGTTTGTGGAGTTCGCGAATTTCCAGCGGGTCGAGCAGGCTGGTTTTGTGGGAAACAGCCAGGGCAGTAACAGCCGGTAGTTCTTCAGCCCGAGCAATGTGTAATGCCTGGAGTCCGTCGCGTGAAACGTGCGTTACCGGTTTTTCGCTGCCGTGTTGAGCAAGCCAACGAATGGGCAGTTCCTGGCCAGAAATTGGGAGTAGCATATTCTCCTCAATCTCAGGCATGTCTTCGCCGTTGACGTTGGTATTGCCTTGATAGTGAGCGTTGTCTGGTGCTGCTCCCGGTTTTAGTTCCCATGTCATGGAGTCTTTGCTGAGTTGATAGCGTTCACTCCAGGTAAAATCGATCTCACCTTCAGCGGGCAGGTCATTAACGACAGGAAAATTCGTGGCAACAGCTTTAAAATAGCTGCTCAGTTTTTTACCTGACTTAACGATCAGGTAGTCCAGAGTGGCACAGGTCGATTCAAAATCGTTGCTTGCCCACAGGACGACGTCAGGTTCACCGGATGATTTTTTCGCTTTCCGTAACAGGAAGAGTGGTTTTGTGCTCATTGTTTTTTAACCTCAACTCAGATTAAAATTCGTTTTGTTCAGTGAATGATCTTGCCGGATACACACTGTTCATAGCCTGCGCCATACGCAGGCTATTTCTTTCAGATTTCACCTTTTAATTTCATTGCAATTAGAGTTGCCAGAAATTCGGCTTTTTTTTCTGCGGGCAGATTCTTTCCGATATGCACCAGGCACATTTTTTTGACACCTTCATCAAGTGTTTTTACGTTGCCTGATGGACCATCGATATCAACCACAGTGAATGGGGTTTCTTTATTTTCTGTTTTAATTACGTAGCCAATGCGCTTTCCTTCCAGATTCACCTCGTGAACAATGTCATCGGTAGTTACAACAGTGGCTTCATAATTGGTAATCATGTTTTTCTCCTTAATTAAGGTTGAGCGAATACCTGCCATTTCTGGCATAAATTCAGTTTCGAATAGTCAATTAATTAAAGTTCATGTGCCATCTGGTCTTTTTCGGCACAAGCTTCACTGCAATATTTTCTCGGTTCGTCTTTTGATAAAATCCCGTGCATGAAGTGAAGCATTCTTTCAATAGCTTTGCTTTCTTCAACGTCTTTTTTGCAAAGGTGGTAAGCACATTTTATTTTCTTAGTCATCACCATGACTCCGCCTTTACAGGTAAACCATCACGACCGAGGAAGACTTTAATCATGCGGTCAGTAATGCATGTTTTTGTGGTCAGGTTACGAATATATAGTTTTCGCTTTTTAATATTGTTTGCCGAGGCAATATATGTCCGGCCTTCATGAAGAACATAATCGCCAGGAGTCACACACTGACGTGGTATTTCATCAGTTCCGAAGTGATGTGCAATCATAATTATCTCCATTTTTACAAATGAACTTTGTTGATGCGGTGCCTGGTGCCTCCAGGTGACTGCAACCAGTTAACAATTACAGTCGGCTTTCCCACCCAAACCAATAAGGACTAACATGACTTTTAACTGTGCCACGTGCGCTTAGCCGCATTCACCGCATCACAAAATTCACTTTAAAAAGGGCGGACATCAGCCGAACTTCAAGAAAAAAACTGATGCCGCCAGGACTACACACAGCAATGTCGTTATTTACAACCGGAGGCGCACTCCCACCATTTAAATTTAACAGACAAGACCGACTCTTTATGGATATCGGAAATGCGCCTTCGTGTTGTGCCCGGTTTTATTTCACCACCTCCGGGCTTCGGTGGTCTCGGCTATACCCCTACAGCGAGAGCTTGTGTTAACATTTCAATACCCTTACAGTTGAGAGTTATTGATATGTTGGATGTATTTACTCCATTGTTGAAACTTTTTGCTAACGAGCCACTCGAAATACTTATGTATACGATTATCATTTTTGGTCTCACTCTCTGGCTGATACCGAAAGAGTTTACTGTCGCATTCAATGCTTATACTGAAATACCTTGGCTCTTTCAGATTATCGTTTTTGCCTTTTCTTTCGTGGTCGCCATTTCCTTCTCAAGATTGCGAGCACATATTCAAAAGCATTATTCATTACTACCAGAGCAACGAGTATTGCTTCGTTTATCTGAGAAAGAAATCGCTGTATTTAAAGATTTCCTTAAAACAGGAAATCTTATTATCACTTCTCCTTGCCGTAACCCGGTTATGAAAAAATTAGAACGGAAGGGCATCATTCAACATCAGAGTGATAGCGCAAACTGTTCTTATTATCTCGTCACCGAAAAATACTCCCATTTTATGAAGTTATTCTGGAACAGCAGGAGTAGACGTTTTAATCGTTAGCTTACTGTGTGCTTCTCCAACCATCGGCGCGCACCAGTTTCGGTTTTAAATGTTTTGCTTTTGGTATACGTCATGGCAGTGAACGTTCCATCCTGGTTGGGGAACACGCCGCACACCAGGGATTCGTTGTTGCCGAGGTCGATTTTTTGCATTTTGCGAATCTCACATCTTGTTGCTGTGTATAGCGACTTCTGCCTGCCAGAGATCCCAGTCGTTGCTGCGTAAAGCCTGCACAGCCTGGTTGTAAGTGATACCGCAACAATCCATCAAATACTGAACTACTTCGTAATGCACCATCTTATCTCTCCCCTTAACGCCGGGTGGCGGAACTGAAACCTGCTGCACTGCAAAATCTGAACCCTGCCGTCATGTTCATACGCCTCGGGCTGGCTACTTAACCCCTGACCACTGCCTGGTAACTCGAAGTATTGCCCTGCGTTCTGTGGGGCGGGGTGGGTTGGTAGGTATATAATGTACTTTGTGTTCATTGATGTAAAGTACTATAAGTACATTTTGTGTGTAAAAAAATGAGATGGGATAAAGTGAAGCACAAACCCGGAGGGGGACGCTACCGGATTTATGCTGGTTTAAGAGGCTTTTTGTTTTTTCTTTCGTGCTAGCTCTTCGTAAATTGCATTGTACTTCTGTTTTTTCTCCTCAAGAGTTTTTAAAAGTTCATCTGTCTCACTGTCAGGGAGCTCGTCCAGAAGGTCAATGATGATTTTTTGTCTTGGATTTAACTCCTGATAGAAACGTACCTGTCCACTTTCTTCTGTATCCTCTCCCAAAAGATAGGTTGGTGTTGTTCCAATGAGTGTTGCTAATTCCCTTAATTTCTCTCGGCGAGGAATTGTTTCGCCATTAAACCATTTGCTAACCGCTTTTGGTGTTAATTTCATTCGACGGGCAATTTCTGCCTGCCTTCCATGTTGTTCATAACCAGCGTTTTCACAGGCTAGCGCAAGCCTACTGGCGAACTCTTTACGCGCTTTATCTTCATGAACCATAAGTTCAATGATATTCACTCTTGAATGTACTGTCAGTTCTGTTATAGCATGTACTCAAAGTTCACATTGTGAGGGTGATATGAACCAGAAAACACTTGAAGATGTAATCAAAACTGTTCGCGTTTCTGTTGTGGCCGACGTTTGTGGTGTCAGCCAAAGAGCAATCTACAAATGGATGGATAACGGAAAATTGCCTCGCACAGAATATACCGGCGAAACAAATTACGCTGAAAAAATCGCTCATGCATCAAACGGATTATTTTCTGCTGATGTAATTTTAACTATTGGCAGAAATAAAACTACTACGAAAAAGCTGATGGGAGTTGATTCATGAAAATCAAGCATGAGCACATCGAGTCAGTGTTGTTAGCCCTGGCAGCCGAAAAAGGGCAGGCATGGGTAGCCAATGCCATTACTGAAGAATATCTGCGCCAGGGGGGCGGCGAATTGCCCCTGGTACCAGGCAAGGACTGGAATAATCAGCAGAATATCTATCACCGTTGGTTGAAAGGTGAAACGAAAACGCAAAGAGAAAAAATTCAGAAGCTGATCCCAGCAATTCTGGCAATCCTTCCGCGCGAGCTGCGTCACCGACTCTGCATCTTCGATACCCTGGAACGCCGTGCATTACTGGCGGCGCAGGAAGCGTTAAGTACGGCAATTGATGCGCATGATGATGCAGTCCAAGCCGTTTACCGGAAAGCGCATTTCAGCGGCGGCGGGTCTTCCGACGATTCTGTCATTGTTCATTAAGCAAAAGTTTCCATGCTGTTTGTGCTTATTCTAAGCCACCGGGCAGCATCATACGGGGCAATTATGGCCGCATTACCATACATGCAACTGTACATAGCTGATTACCTGGCTGACACCATGCATTTGTCAGCAGAGGAGCATGGTGCGTATTTGTTGCTGATGTTCAATTACTGGCAAACAGGAAAGCCAATACCTAAAAACAGGCTGGCAAAAATTGCCCGTCTGACTAACGAGCGATGGGCTGATGTTGAACCATCCTTGCAGGAGTTTTTTTGCGATAACGGCGAGGAATGGGTGCATCTTCGGATTGAGGAAGATCTGGCATCAGTCAGGGAAAAATTAACCAAAAAATCAGCCGCAGGAAAAGCATCTGTTCAGGCCAGAAGAAGCAGAAAGGAAGCAGATGTTCAAACAAAACAAGAGAGAAATTTAACAGGTGTTCAAACAGATGTTGAAGTGGTGTTTGAACATGATGTCAACACAAAGGCAACTAATAAAGATACAGATAAAGATCTAAAAACAGATCCCCCCCTAAATCCCCCCCGGGGGAATCGAGGTGTCAAAAAGTTTGACCCTCTGGATATTGCTTTGCCGAACTGGATTTCTGTCTCGCTTTGGCGTGAGTGGGTTGAATTTCGCCAGGCATTGCGAAAACCGATTCGAACGGAGCAGGGCGCTAACGGGGCGATACGGGAGCTGGAAAAATTCCGCCAGCAGGGTTTTTCACCTGAGCAGGTGATTCGACACAGCATCGCCAATGAATACCAGGGCTTGTTCGCGCCGAAAGGTGTTCGACCTGAGACGTTACTCCGACAGGTTAACACCGTCTCGTTACCGGATAGTGCGATCCCGCCAGGCTTCAGGGGGTAACTGACCATGAAAAATATTGCGACAGGCGACGTTCTTGAACGTATCCGCAGACTGGCCCCGTCACATGTAACCGCGCCATTCAAGACGGTAGCGGAGTGGCGCGAGTGGCAACTTTCCGAAGGCCAGAAACGTTGTGAGGAGATCAACCGTCAGAATCGTCAGTTGCGGGTGGAAAAAATTCTGAATCGCTCTGGCATCCAGCCATTGCACCGCAAATGCTCGTTTTCGAATTACCAGGTGCAGAACGAAGCGCAGCGATACGCGTTGAGTCAGGCGAAATCCATCGCTGATGAACTGATGACCGGGTGTACAAATTTTGCGTTCAGCGGAAAACCTGGTACCGGGAAGAACCACTTAGCGGCAGCTATCGGGAATCGCCTGCTGAAAGACGGTCAGACAGTGATTGTGGTTACCGTGGCTGATGTTATGAGTGCCCTGCACGCCAGCTATGACGATGGGCAGTCAGGCGAAAAATTTTTGCGGGAACTATGCGAAGTGGATCTGCTGGTTCTTGATGAAATTGGCATTCAGCGCGAGACGAAAAACGAGCAGGTGGTGCTGCACCAGATTGTTGATCGCCGGACAGCGTCGATGCGCAGCGTGGGGATGCTGACAAACCTGAACTATGAGGCCATGAAAACATTGCTCGGCGAGCGGATTATGGATCGCATGACCATGAACGGCGGGCGATGGGTGAATTTTAACTGGGAGAGCTGGCGTCCGAATGTCGTCCAGCCAGGAATTGAGAAGTAATTTTTACCGGGAGGAAATTTTTATGGAGACTGTTTTTGACGCACTGAAAGCAATGGGAAAAGCCACATCCATAGAACTTGCTGCGCGACTTGATATCAGTCGTGAAGAAGTGCTGAACGAACTATGGGAACTGAAAAAAGCTGGTTTCGTTGATAAAAGCGCGTACACCTGGCGTGTGGCTGATAACAACGTTCAGCAGGAACAGCCAATGCAGGCAGAACTGCCGGAAGAAACCACCACGGCAACTGTAGTGAAAATCTCAGAGTGCGATTTAACCGCGACGATTGAACAACGCGGACCACAAACGGCGGATGAACTGGCTACGCTGTTCGGTACAACATCCCGCAAAGTTGCTTCAACGCTGGCAATGGCAATCAGCAAAGGACGCCTGATTCGCGTAAACCAGAACAGTAAATTTCGTTACTGCATGCCGGGCGATAATTTACCAGCAGAGCCGAAAGCTGCATCGGTAGCGGAAACTGATGGTAAAGCCTTTCCTCAGCCAGCCGGTGTTGCGTTACCAGTACAGGAAGCGGCAACACAGGAAGATATTAAAACAGAAACTGTGGCGGACATTGTGCAGTCGCTGCCATCGTTTACTGAAACGCAAGCGGATGACCTAGTTTTACCATCGCTGCATATGGCAAACCGCGAACTGCGTCGGGCGAAAAATCATGTCCAGAAGTGGGAGCGAGTCTGCGCCGCGCTGCGGGAGCTGAACAAGCACCGGGATATTGTCCGACAGATTGTCGATTCCTCCAGTCGTATTGTGTCGGAAAAGTGATTGCCGGAGGCGCTTATGGCAAAAGTTTTTACACAGGAAGAGCGTGAAAAAATTAAGGAGCAGGTTGTTGAGTTGGTACGCCAGAGTGGGCGCGAGACGTTAAGGCAACTGGAGGCCAAGACAGGTGCGACAAGATATCTGATGAGCATTCTTGCCAGAGAGTTGGTTGCCAGTGGCGATGTATACAACTCTGGCTATGGGTTATTCCCGTCTGAACAGGCTCGTAAGGATTGGAAAAACGCCCGCAAAAAACTATCCAGGGCAAAGGTGAAAAAAACGGTTGTGGTTGATCCTGACCTTATCTGGTCATTACCAGACGGAGAAATACGCCGCTATGACAGGCGTCAGAACATAATCTGTCGCGAGTGCCGGAAGAGTGAAGTTATGAAACGTGTACTGGCATTTTATCAAGGAAATCTTCGGTATTTATAGACGTTACTAGATCAAAGAGCATTAGTTCATATGTAAATTGACATTTTTCTGGCACAGGGGAGAGCTAGCGTGGTTGTCCGCTTTGTGCCAATAGCGGACATTGCTGGCTCATGGTATGTTAGTTTAAGGAGGCAGGTTATGCCCTGTATTTCGCTGTGGTATAATAGTTGCGCAATTGATACAAGGGAGCGTTACATCGTGAAAATTGTTTTCGAGGTTAATGGAAAGAAAGTTCCACTAAAATCTTTAAAATACATAAGCAAAAAAGATCAACTCGAAGTAATGAAAAACTGGTTCTTTGAAAACTTTGAAGATCCGGCAAATGCTTGTCCGTATGAAAGTAGAGAAGGTGGCTATGCTTACATATATGGCGGGCCGTATGATGCGAGCGAAGAACTACAATCCATCTTCGGTCAATATGTTAAATCTGAGTATATTGAGGAATTAGTAGATGAATTACAAACACAATGTTTTGACTGGTCTGGAAACTCAAATAATATAGATGATTGGTACGATGATGATATCTACGACGCTGTAACGTCTTCCGGTAATCCGTATTTAAAATTCATTGATAATATCGATAAAATAAAAAAACTTGCAAAAGATAAAACTGAACAACAGCAAAAAAACCACTTGCTTAGTTTGCTCTACACGAATGTTATTACAGCTTTGGAAACGCTTTATGTTGAGCTATTCATTAATTCTATAGAGAAAGATGATGTCTACATAGCCAATTGTATAGAAAAAGGTAAGACTGAATTTAAAGTAAGCAAAGATATTGCTGCGTTGCCTTTCAAGGGTGAACCCATCGAGAAAATTAGGGGAGAGCTAATCAGGTCAATCAAGGAACACTTGATCAGTGCAAGCTGGCATAGCACTAAAAAGGTAATCGACCGCTATGAAGCTACATTCGATATAAAAGTACAAAAAGACTGTCCGATAGAAGCTATTGAATTGGCAACCCTCAATCGAAATCACTTAGTGCATCGTGGTGGAAAGGATAAAGAAGGGAACCTCGTAGTGATTACAGACCAGGATCTTGAAACGCTGATTGAAAATGCATCGAACCTGGCAATTATGCTCTACAACAGTTTAAATGTAGCAACGAATAAAACCACCATTTTGCAACCAGATGACAAACCGTTCATTCATGAATTTTAATAGCGCAGGTCATACATGGATATTCGCACACGAAAGACAAAATTTTTAGAGTCGTTAGATTCAACTGAAGTGATACGCAAAGCAGTAAGTCTCGCTATAGATTGCATTATTGATAATCATAATAGTAATGAAGATACCCCCTTAGTTATTACCAGCTATGATGATCTCTGTAGAATCCAGGTGCTAAATTATGTACAGGAGTTTTGCGAAGCTGCATTCCCTGATATGGATGAATATTACTTTAGTCCTAACATACTTCGCATCAACGGCAAGACTAGTGAAGAAGCTTGTATTAACTTAATTAAACTCTTAAGAAGTACAAAAGGCATGCTATTCTGGTCCGATGCCCCATCGTGGTTCGCTAGCCTCCCCGACGGATTATTCCATGTTGTTAACATTGATCAAAAAATCGTTACTCGCGGCCTTAATAAGAAAAACTCTAAGCCGACAATAATCAATAAAGATTACAGTGTAGATACACTACTATCAGAGCTATTTTTGAATGGCGCACACATGGAGCAACCCAACGTACACAACGTTTCTGAGGGAAACATGAAGTTCTATGATGAATGCCATGCTGGATTAATCAGACCAATACCCGCTCCAATAGGCGCGTCATACGATGAAGAGATCACAATTAATTCTCCAGATTGGCAAAAGCTCGCGTGTGTAGCTTTACGCCGCTATCAGTCGAAGGAATGTCATGACGGAATGCAATGGGATACAACCGATCATGGTTGGACTGATGTAATCGCGTATCCATTCGTCGAAGAAATACAATCAATGGATAATAGTGGTTATCGACAATGTTTAGTTGGGCTGGTCACAATAAACAATTCAAATGCAAATTCTCCGTACCTATCTACCGTTTGGATACATCCATTTTATCGCAGGAGAGGGTTATTAAGTAAGTTATGGCCAAAATTACAAGAGTTATATGGAAGTAACTTCGAAATTGAGCGACCTAATGAAAATATGAAAGCATTTCTGAAAAGTGCGAAACACGCAGATTACTAA